ATGAAAAAGAAACAAGCAATTACCATTCTTGCTAGCATAGAGACATATGAAAACTTAGCATCCTTTCAAACTCTTACAGAATTGAATGATACCGTTCGAACGTATAAAAAACAATTTGCTAATCAGTTAAATAAAAACCAATTGGCTGTACTTAATCACTTACACAGCCATTCTTCTAAATACTTTGGCGTTTCTTTTAAATCCAAAAAGAAGATTGCTGAAGTACTTCATATTAGTCGTAGAACAGTTATTCGTGCATGCCAACACTTAGAATTACTTGGTATCATCAAACAACTAGAAATGAAACGTAAAAGTGATATGAGACAAACAAGTAACATTATTGTAATCCAGCCAATCATCACAAAAGAAGAGTTTGTCACAGAAGACCCTACTAAAAATGCTGAAATTTGTCACACCAAGAAAACAACTACTAAAATCTTAAAACAAAGGATTAAAGATATAAATAAACGTAAAGAGGAAGTTTCGCAATCTTTTCGACATGATTTAGACTTCATTGATTATCGTGTGCCACAATCTATGCGTATGGAATTACAAACTTCTTTTTCATCAAATGTTATTAATGAATCCTTCAAAAATGCCAAAAATATTGCGAAGAAGGCTGCAAAACAATTTAATTTACTAGGGGATACAGATATATTTCACAACCTTCTTGCGAATGCTTCTTCGGTTTTGTACTCTAAAACACATAAGTACGAGCATAACGGAAATTTGATGAAAAATCCTATTGGATACTTTACTCGAACATTCAAAAGGATGGTCTATAACTACATTGATAACTTTAGAGAGATACATAATCTTGCAAATCGTAAGACAAGTGCATGCACTAGTGATGGGATATTTTATAATTGGCTAGAGGTTGATGGCTCAAAAATACCTTCCACAAAGACAATAGACAGCTCTTTTGCTCCAGGTGTATATTATAAAATCTCTAAAGAAGAAGCTGATGGAATGGGGCTATATTGAATAGAGCAGATGTCCTGATTTCACTTTACACTTCAGGTGCCACATATACCTTTGCATATACACCATGCTGCATAGCAAATTGTTCTAGCGTCTTTTGCCTATATGGTGTGATTGTAAAGAAGTGAACAATAGGAACTTTCCCGTTATATTTATTTTTATAATACAAGGTGAATTCACCATACTTATTCATTTTTTCACTGTTCACATTCATCATTTGTGTACGATCTATTTCGACTGCGTTTAAAATCCCGTCACTATCCCGGTACTTTACATCTGGAATAATCGTTCTCTTATTTTCATGCACTTTATAACGTATAGGGGCTTCTATCTGCCAGTCTTCGGGACAAAATAGATGCAACCACGCTTCGTTTCTCATGAGGCTGTGTGCTAATCGAATGGTGGGCACAACCTTTTCTGCATCATCGAATAACGCACGTCCTTGTTTATTGAGGTAGTATACATGCTCTTTTTTATAAACGGTACTATTCACATATGGGCTTAAATCTTTTAGAATCCGATTCGCATTCCGTATTCCTCCCATATCGTGAATGGCCATCAAATGTCTTCTAGTGGCGAATTTCAACTTTCTAATCGAGGTCAAAATCATCATCTGACGATTCATTTTGATATGTGTCTGCATATGCATCTTTTTTCACCTCGTATTGTTTTAATACGTCCCACATCTGCTCATTTGAGATATAAGGGACTTGAATCTCTGTTAATCGATCTGTTTTAAAAAGCGCGCGCCCTGGTATACTTTCAATCGATTCCAGACCCGTTTCATCAATGACAACTTGAGAAGCTGTTTGAGTTGGTAATCGAAATCCTAATTTTGCATCACTGTTTTGCTTCACTTGACGTGGTAAAGTATCACCAGTAGGGTACTGTGTACAAAATATCAATCGAAATCCTAATGCTCCACCTATACGCGCTATATGAGACAGCATTTGTTGGCAAGCTCCTAATAACTTTTGTTGTTTTCTATTCATACTTTTATCAGGACAAAGTTCTGCGCCTTCATCCACGATAATAAAATAGCGTTCTTTTATATTTGTTTCTACCACATTGGTATAATGGTGTTCTTTCATAAAAAGCATTTTCTCTTCCATCTTTTTCAAAACCATGTTCAATAACTGAAAAGCTTCGATTGGGTTTTCTGCAATCGACTCAATCTGTTTTACATTTTTGTATGGTCCGAACTCTAATCCTCCTTTTAAATCAATAATAAACAAGTGCGTATATTCTGCTTGTGCAGTAATAAGAGATGTCATCACATTCTTTAGGAATACAGTCTTTCCCATACGTGTTAAACCACCTAATGTCATATGTGGTGTTTTATCAAAATCGTGATAAATCAATTGTTCTAAACTTTGCCCTATTGGCACAAGCCATTTTCCACCTTGAATTAAATTGTTTGACCATTCCCACTTCTTCGGTATTTCTTGGTCGAATACACGAATGTTCAATTTATAATTGTCATACTGAATTCGAACAGGTTTATTTAACCCTTCACTTACAACATCTTCAACCTTTCGAATAATTTTACTTGGCATACCAACAGGCAACTCATACACGTATGTTGTACTTCTATCATCATGAGTTCGCTTTTTAAATTTTGGATAATGAATCTTATCATCTTTTTTAATTGCAATTCCTGACACTTCAAAAAATACTTGTATCTTCTTTTTATCATCTATTTTATTTTTAAAACGATCACTTACGAATGCAATAGTTAAAGCTGTCGTCGGGACCAATAGTAATTCCAGCATAAACATTTCTCCTTTAGATATCCTATAAGGATATCATTGCACTTTGTTGGAAGAAGACAGAACAAGCATTTTCGCTTATGATTTCTACTGTCCCTCTCTTCCACATCATATTCCTTCATAGAAACATAACGAGAACATAACGTAGAAGATATAAGAACGAGCCCGTAAGCGTCGTATACAAGGTTATACGTGGAAGCCAATGTGGAACACTCTTCCCCATTTTTTCAGCTACATTCATCGCGATTACAGACAAACCTGTTGCTGTCCAAATAATGACTGCTTCTCCTGCAAGTGTCATAACCATTCCTCCTCGGTCAGTTCTTCTTTTTCACGAAATTTAATCCCCGATTTAGTAGCTACAATCTGATACCGCTCCATTAAATCTTGCCAATTCAATATATCCTCCTCTTCTCCATATAAATCTTCTTCAATGACTTGTGATAAACTGAAATACCCTTTGTACTCTTTGTTATCAAATACTTCATGGTTCCTCATGTGAGTAAGAATTGATTCCGTCTCTTTTCTAGATCTTGACTCGTTATACATGTGGCGTAATTCTTTTGATGAATATAAATACGGCGTTACATTGAGATAACTATAATGAGAACGCATGTAACCCTCTCCTCTCTTGATATCTACAGTGCCATACGAAATTCCAAGTAGAATTCTTCGTGGGCTTCCATATGGAAGTAATATAGGTATATGACGTGGAAATTGTTTTTTGCATGTCCTCATCATTTTTTCCACTTATTACTTGTACTTTTTTTGCAGGTATTTGAAATTACTTGTAGAAATTGATTTCTTGAGGTGAACACGTATGAATTTTAAATGTAGATTGAAAATCATATTTGCAGAAATGGATATTAAACAAAGTGACTTTGCTAAAAAAATCGGCATCGACGGCTCGACTCTTAGTGCCATTGTTCGGAATAGAACTCAGCCAAGATTTGATACTGCATATATGATTTGTAAAGAACTAAAAAAACCTATTGAAGAAATATGGATACTTGAAGAGGAGTAACACAATGCAAAAACCACCATTCAAAACACTAAATCAAATCGTTGAAGGATACTATCATCCAGGAAAGGGATTATCTGAGGTTGCAAAGTTTATTGTAGAACATGAGGAAGAATCTTTATTTGTACTGGATTACAAAGGAATTTTGTATCAAAAAACATCCGGTCAAAAATATGATCAAGGTTACGAAACACTACTGCTTCCTTATACAGAAATTCATTCAAATTCAAAGCAAGATTTATTACAACTGTTAAAGCGAAAAATAATTGTTTATTTTACATATAACGAACGAGATCAACAGAAAGAAGAGTTTATACCTCATATGGGGAAGCAACTGTTTTCGTTTATGAGTCATCTACTGAAAAATATCCAGCAGAATAAAAAAACAAACTCAATTAAATTTATTCTCATGGATATTGAAGCTATAGGTTACATTCCTAAGCTTCCTAAAATTTTGGCTGGTTGCCGAGGGTTTAACATGGGGACCTGCTTATTTGTAGATGATAAAGAAACGCTACTATACGGATATAGCAAAGAACAAGTAGATAAGATGTATAAAAGCAGTATCGTTATTTCTAAAGTACACAAATAAAAAATCCGCCTCCAAAAGGAGACGGATTTCTTCGATATATTGAGTATTGGGGTAAATAGAATGTTCAATTGAAAATATAATACATTTAGATACAACAGTCAAGAACCTGTTCTATCTTTAATTCTTATTGCATATACTGTTTATGCATCTGGAGAATCACCACACGAGAGACACCTTCAACTGAGGAAGGTGTCTCTTGTTTTCAAAGCATGTTAAGCACTTTAGAAGCATATATTAAATTGCTCCGGCTATGTCATACAACATGCCAATCTATACAGAAAAAAGCACTCCCCTCTCACAAGGAATGCTTTTTTGTCTGCCCTATTTTACGCATATATAAAACCTTTTGGTAATTGCATACTATGCATACTCTTCAAAACCGTTCCATCCTACCCCTCAAACCGCACATACTCCCCTGATACCCATTGGTCTCCACCAACGTTGTACCAGCCATTTTGAATGCCCCAAGATTGATAGCGTTCTCCGCGGTACACCTTTTTCACAATGTCGTAATTCGTTCCTGGTCCCGTACGAACGCGTAATACATCCGCTGTAATGGTAACGACACCTACACCATTGTTAGACGGTTGTGTGGATGGTGCTGTATTGCCGCCACCGTCATATGCGTTTTGCACCCTTTCAATGAAAGACCCCCAACGTCCTTCTGCCAACATACGGTGTGGACAGTGCTTCCCACTCCATGATTGATGTGTACGAACTTTACTGATTGGAATGTTATATTGTCTCATCAATTGAGCCATAATAATAGCCGCATTATTTTCCGCCTTATAATATCTATCTCCACCACTTAAAGAGTAGCAAATTTCAACCCCGATAGATTTACGATTTCCGTTACCTCCACCATCACCGCAATGCCAAGCGTTACGCTCTAAAGGAATTCCTTGTACCGCTTCTTTATCATCTACTGCGATGTGGAAGGACACTTCATTATTATTTCGAATCATATACGCGATTTCATTTTCCGCTGAAGCATCGTTGTAAGTGTTATGAACCGTTATGAATTCAGGATTCATTGTATACGGACACTTTATACCATATTTACTTGGGTCAACTAATTTTTTTCGGATTTCCATTATTGAACATCTCCACTTCCTAAGATTTTTTGTTTAATTTCAGAAACATCTTTTGATAAATCCCCAAAAGCTTCTGCTTGTTTTGTGATAACGTCCTGATTCTTTTCAATGACCTTTTGATATTGTTCTTCACGCTGTTCATTCTTTTTTTGCGTCGTAAAAAGCATCCACACGAATAACGCTGCGAATGCTCCCTGTTGAATCATGGAATTGAAGATTTGTTCTTCCATTGTTCTCATCCCCTTGTCATGGCAATAGAAAAAGAGCCCTGTTAGGAGCTCTTTTGGATACGATTTTCACATTATTCCTTTAACTACTAGACCTAAAACCCCTGTTACAACCCCCCCGATAACAATTCGTAAAATCCAAGTTGTATTTAAACTGATTTTTTCTAATTGCTTATTAACTGTAGAAATATCTTTTTCATTTATCGTAGTACGCATCTCTAAATTTCTTATTTCTCGCATGATTTCTTTTTGCTCCAAAGTCAACTCCTCTATTTTTTTCTTGATGTCTTCCATGTTTCCACATCCCTTGTTCTAATTAAATTACGAAGCATCTAGATATATTATTCTAAAAATGGACAAGATGTTCTTATTCAAACAGAGTATGTGGAACCCTTATTTATAATCAGGTCTAAAGACTGTAATTCCTTTTCGTGCAAGTGCACGCATCTCTTCATCCAGACGATCTAATTCACTTCGTTTTACTTCTGGGTTCATCTCAGTATCCGATTTTACAACATAATATTCTTTACGTAACTTAGCCATATCTCTATCAATTCTATTAAATACTTTCATTTCTTCGGCATTTGATGCATCTTCTTCATTCTTTTTACTATCCGCTTGAATCGCTTGTTGTTCATCCATGATGTTGTAGTAATCCTCCATGACCTTACCACCACCTTGGCCATTTACAAAGAATGCTTTTGCACCTGGTGTCGATTCATTCCATTCCTGTGCAATAGGTGTAGGTACACCTTTATTAGATATTAATGAAATCGCACTATCCAATCCTTTCAATGGAAACTGACCTAATCCAGCCGTATATCCTTTATATAGATTATCAATTTTGTATGGAGAAGCTTCGATTCCAACCTTATCTAATGCACTCGCCATTTCACGAGCTGTTAAGCTTGTATTTGGACCATATTGCTCTTTCGGTGAATTTTTCTCATCACGCTTTGGAACAATTGGACCATCCCTAAAAAAGCTATAGTTTGCCATATTCTCGACAATTGGTTGTAACGTAGTCGGTATCCATGGTACTTTCACCGCATCATTTACAGTTTTATCAAATCCATCAAACGCATACTGATTTCCCTCTCTATATTTATTTGCTCTTTCTACTGTATTAGCTAGTAATGAGATATCGAAAGGCTTGGGAATCCGTCCCACTTTATCAGTACCAGGAATGGCATATGACCAATACGTGTCTTTCTCTTGTTGCGGCATATTGTCCATCATTTCTTTTTGTTTATCATTTGCATTTGCATAACTTGCGATGGCTAGTGCACTTGGTGGTAAGGTTGAACCTGCAATACGGGCACTTGTTCGAACTGGATGTTCCTTCATGGCACGAATTAATTTGTCTTTTCCTTGTACGTTTGCATTTAAGAACGTAAAAATTCGATTCGCAGATTGCATGGAATTCCCCATACGGTTGAAATCCATTAAATCACGCGCCTGATAAGCTGATTCTTCTGGCGTTAATCCCTTTTTCAATCCTTTATGATAAGCCCCGACTTTTGTTGCTTCTTCCGATACTTCAGATATATTTTGTAATACTTTCAGCCAATTTTTAGGATTGACAGGAGCGGTAATAGCCTTTATCGCTTTTGGAAGTCCAGATTCTTGTTTTTCTAATCCTGATAACTGTTCTTTCAACAAATCACGATCGGCAGATAAATATCCACCATATGCACCACCCTGATTTACCCAGTCATCATACACCTCTGAACCTTTCCCGAACTTTTTCTTCCCAACTTCTTTAAGTCCCTTTACAAAGTCGAAAGGATTGTACCCTGTATCACTTACCACATAAGCTGCAAACTGGTCACGAATCGGATTTCTCAAGGCAAATTCAGGAGTTAAGGTTGCCCCGGCGCGTAGCCAATCACTCGGTTTTGATGCGGCCAATATAAATTTATTTGTAACCTCCTTGTCCATTGCTTTCACGGCACGATATAATTCAGGCGCTAATTGATATTGTTGTTTTTCCCCATTTCGAAAAACAGTTACAATGTTCTCTTTCGCTACCGATTCTTTTCCATCACCAGCAAGCTTTTCAATCCATTTCCCTGCGCCTTCGTTTTCCGCTAAATCTGCTAGAGCTAGGCCAACTTTATTTCTTTCAATTGCTTGCATAGACTTGAAGGTATTTTTCACAATGCTTTCAAACGGATCAATGACATTTCGGCTCGAACCCTCTATACGCTTAACAGGATTGGTTAAATCTACAAATCCTTTTCCTCCGCCGAAACCTTCACCCATGCCTTCTTCATCAAAATAACGATTGAATGGCATGTAGTTTGGGTGTTTTTCACGCATGGCAGTAACAGCGTCTTTAGATAACATTTGCCCTTCAACCAACATATCTAGCAAAGAGTCATTGTAGGCTTTAATCTTTTTGTGTGCCGCTTGTATTTCAGGATTATCAAACTTCGCAATTGTTTTCTCTATCTCGTCCGGAGTAAACCCAGTTTTAATGCCTTGTTTTTCTAAGTCTCTTGCATGTGTAGCGGTCACATAATCCCGTATATCTGCCATATCAACCTTTGAATCTCCAAAGATATTACGGAACTCTTCTACCTTCATTTGCGCCTTTTTAGGCGTTCCCGCTGCAAGCCTTGCCTTCTTATAAGGAGAAACAGACGCATCCGCCAATTCTCCACCAAGTATTTCTTTCTCTGCTTTAGAAATCGGATAAAGTCTATCCATTACATCTGTATATAACTCTTCTTTCGAATTTGGTAGTTTTTGCAGCACTTGCTTCACACGCTCAAGACCCTTAGTTTTTTCATTCACATTAATTTTTCCGCGGAAACGCGCTTCATCCCCTTGATTCGCCCATATTTGCGCATCTTCTTGTACTGTTTTCAATCCCTTTTGTACATCTTCCGGAATGGTATTTTGAAAATGCTTCATAAATGCAGGTGCTTCTTGTTCTGCCATGGCTGGGTTGAGTAAATAACGACGCATGAATTCCGCCATACCTTCTTGACGAATTTGTTCAGGCGTATAATTTTGACCGGAGGTGTGGGAACCAAGTTTCATTAATTCGTCATCAAATTTTGGGTCATTCAATCCAAATTTCTTATCCAAATGATGACCTGTTTCATGCGCTAACGTTTCTAAGTCCCCATAATCACGCGTACGAATGACTTCGGGACTATTCTTATAAATACCCGAAACAGCATCGTCTCCCAATCCCATGCGTCCCGTACGAAGTGTGATACCCACATTATCACGGAAACTATCCATTAACTTTTTCTGCGTAATGGTCCGCCCATCTGGCGCCATAGCGGATTGAATGACCGGAGGTGCATGGCGCATCGCTTGTACGTCATCAGGAAGTTCTCCATTTGAAGAAGCTTTCTTTTTCTGTTTGGCCACACTTTCGATTGCTTGTTCTAACGATGGTGCGGATTCTGATGCAGCTTGAATTGGTAAAGATTCCGGTTCGTTTTTGATACGTGTATCTTGTAATGCTTGTTCTTCCGCAGCTTGATTGGTGAATTCCCTTTGTTGTCTTTCCTGCTGAATGACATCATCCGATACGTTAGAAGTAGAAGTATTCCCCTTCGTCTTACGCAAATTTTGCACCGCATTCATCAAACCGTGGGCAAGCGGCGTAATAGCTGCCCCTGCTGCTGTCTCTACGCCAATCCGTTTTAAATGGTCTCCTACCGTCTGTTCCGGATTCACATATGCTTTGGCTGGTGTTTCTGCACCTGCAATAAGGGCACCTGTTACTGCGCCCTCTTTTGCGTATTGTCCGATTTTTCCGAGTTTAGAAGTATTCTCACCAACCTTCGCAGCCATTCCCAGTTTCCCCGCTACATTCGCAGCCCCTGCACCAGGAAGTACATAGCCAATCCCCGTCGATACAAAGTCAGCAATGTTTTCTCCTACACCTTCACGGTGATCTTGCCAATCTACCGAATCTTGTGCTCTTACTTTTTTCATGGCCGCACTTGGCGCATTGAGTAACGTAGAATCCATAGTACGATTCGCAAAGCGATTGACTTCTTTCGTTCCTCTGCTTTTCCCACCATCTTTCATATACTCATCCCAAACTTCTTGTCTGGTCTTACCTTCAGGTGGCTTAATCATTTCACCAAACTTTTTAGCACCGAATTTCAAATCATCAAAAAAACCACCTTCCTGAGGTGGCTGTTTCGCGATACGATCAATCGTACTCATCATACGATTGGTACGACTAGCTTCTTCCTGTTGTTTCATCCAGTCTGTGGATGTGGATTGTGAAATACTGTTCGCTGCTTTTATTTGATCTAAAAACGGATTTCTCTCTGGTGGCTTTCTATGGTCCTCATTATTTTTGTCAAATGCAAGGCTTTGATAGACATTCTCTAAAGGTTCTTCCTCTTGTCCTTCTTTCAAAGCAAAGATTTCTTTTTTATTTTTTACAAGATTACCTGTATTTTCATTCCGAACTTGAATGGATTGCGTATTTTTTTCATATTTATCTTGATTCCCACTATAATAATCCACACGTCGAATATCTTGCTGGGCCGTATTGGAATTGAGTTCAATCATGCGTTGAAGCGTAGCACGCTGATTATCATCTAGACCACCATTGTCTTTTTCCCAATCCTTCACCATAGAAGACGCTTGTTCTCTTTCTATATCGCTTTTCTTTTTACGAGGCATCCTTCACACTCCTTACCAAAATCCTTTCGGCCCAAACTGTTTCAACAAAGAAGAAGACTCCCATGGTTTCCTCAATAACAGCGACTCCACATAAGATGGTGCTTTCTTTACTTCTTCCTTCTTTTGTCCATATGCATACGGGGCATTATTTGGGTTACTGTACCAATTGATTTGATCGCGTGTATAATCATTCAATGAAGATTTTGAGCTTATACTTGGTGAACTGCTAGAAGAACTACCGCCACCTCCACCACTATTTCTAGAGGCGGCTGCTTGCTTTTTTAAGTTATACTCCTGTTGCCAATGGCTATCAGATACACCGTCCCTTCCGGAACGATAATTGAATTCTTGTTGCCAGCGATTGTCCGATACGCTATCCCTTCCAGAGCGATAATTATAATCTTGTTGCCAATGATTATCGGCTACACTGTCGCGACCGGCCCTGTAATTATAATCTTGCTGCCAACGGTTATCCGATACATTGTCCCGACTTACTTGATAATTATAATCACGTGTATCTTTTTGTTTCCCATAATTAAAACGACTCAAATCGAGATTGTAATTTCGATTGTCATTATTTACGGAGTGATTAAATCGGCTCACATCTAAGTTATAATCACGCAAGTCTTTTTCCTTTCCATAATTAAAACGACTCAGGTCTAAATTATAATTCCGATCATCATTTTTCATTTGATAGTTAAATCTATTTTTATCAAGACTATAGTTTCTACCATCATTAAAAATCGTATAATTAAAACGCTGTTGGTCTAAATCATAATTTCGATCATCATTTTTCACGGTGTGGTTGAAACGATTTATATCCAGATCATAGTTTCTATCATCATTTCGAACCGTATGATCAAAACGGTCTCGTTCTAAACCATAGTTTCGATTATCATTTTTCACTTGATGGTCAAATCGTTTATTATCGAATTGATAATCTCTCCAATCTTTGTCTTTCGTATAATCAAACTTATCACGCTCTAAATCACGATTTAACGTGTCATTTTTCTGTTGATAATTGAAGCGCTCTTTATCAAAATTATGGTTTCGTAAATCATTTTTCTGTTGATAGGCAAAACGGTCTTGATCCATCTTCATTCCTTGTTCTCCACTCCATTCCTGAAACGCCTGTTGGCGTTCACGGAAACCAAGGTCTTGGTCACGTTCCATCAGTTGGCGAGCTAAAGAAGCAACTTTTTGTGTACGCTCTGCTTCTAAATTTCCTCTTTGTGATAGACCTGCAATCGCGATTTTATTCATCGCATCTTGTGATAAACCCGAGCTTCCCATCCCTCTTGCGGCTGCTTGTTCTGCTGCTTGTGTTTGACTATCCGCTACACTCGTTTGCATGTTTTGCAATGCTCTTTCATATAAAGAACCTAGCTCGTCATTCGCTTGTAAGCGTGCATCTTGCATACTTAAATTACGCCGTTCTGGCGTTGTAAACACTGGATAATTCGTCATACAAACTCACCTCATCCCATTGAAATGGCAATATAATGAAAAGCCAATGAAGTATCTCTTGTTGTATTCTTATTGTGCAGAGTAAGTGTAAAAGCAGTCGTCGTAACTTGCGAAAGATATACCACGATGTCTCCTGTTCCAATATCTCCATTCGCCGCTGTCACCGTAACAATTGGAGTTTGGGAAAAGGCAGGAGTAAATAAGATTTGTTTCTGCAACGTTTGTCCACGACTTATCTGAATAAACTCTGTCTTTCCTGCTCGTATGTTATTTTTATAGAACCCATACTCATTCAAATTTTGTAAAATCCCATCATTGTCATTATGGGCATTAATTAAATTCGTAAATTCTTCATTTACTTGCCCAGATGAAATGGTTGTACCTGGCATAAAATTATATTTTCTTTGAATTTGTACCATAGGACGTCTCCTTTCTTCTTTTCAATTCATACTGGACCCCGATGCCGTATACAACAAAAGGACGTATATGAGTTACGTCCTCAATAATCATGCCTATTTTTTTCGTTCGATTACTTACACGTAGTCGATTAATATACATTTCGATTCTATCAAATGTATTCTGATCCCAAATCGCTTCATCCCAATTGGACACATTCGCAGCATTTGGTCTTGTACCATCTACCTGTTTGGTTTCAAAATCTAATTTCACTCCTAACCGATACCCGTTGGGTTGATTACTATGCAACCATATCCGATGAATCTTTTTGTCTTGTGTCATCAAACCAAAATCAAAATACTTGGTTTCCATACGAAAAGGAATCGGCTTTCCATCATCATGATATTCAGGATGAAAGACATACGCATTTTTATTGCTTCCAAAATAAAAATTCCCATCATAGTTTACGAATACATCCGCTTTGATATTCGAATAAACAGTCCAACACGCCAGCAGTTCATCATAGACAAGTGTTTTTCCATTTGGAAAAGATAGATAGTACTTCCCTTCAAAATAACCCGCAACAGCTTTACTTTTTTCTGTAAGTGGGATTGCACGCATTGTCGATTCTATTTGCTTGGTTATAATTTGTGCACTTACCATATTAAAATCATTCGCAAATAATCCATATACATGTGTATCACTCAAATAAAAAATTTGATTTCCAACTACTTTAATACTCTCAGGTGCCATACAGCCCGTTGGTGTATTGATCTTTACTAATTCATAATCATATGTTGTTTTTCCATATAAAGCCCATATGGAATACCTGCAGAAGATAATTAAACTATTCCGAAACGTTACCAGCCCTACGATTTCATCATTCTCATTACTTGCCACATCAAAAAAATTAATGGCGGGAAAATAATCATATACAGCGTATCCAAGTTTTGGATCGATGTGGGAGAATGAAACGCGATTCTTTATGTCATGACCCACAACAAATAACCGTCCGCCAAAGAAAGCCATGTATTTACAGTTAAATAAAGAACCTATATCATTCAATCCTGGGTTTCTTTGTTCATCCGCAGTAGGTACATATGCTGTGACAGAGGATAACTGATTTTCAGCATACACTTTTAGAGAGATATTATTGGCAACTAAAACAACACGGTTTCCTTTTCGGTCTTTCATCGTGATAAAATTCGCTCTGTCACCAGTAGAGGGCGGACCTGGGATATCAACAAAGAATTTCCCATTCCATCTCCTCAGACGGTCACCCATCATCAATAACTCATTTGTACCATCTGACTTGAGAAATGTATAGGCGCCTGTTATTTTCTCTCCTACATAAGCAACTTGCTTATAACCTGTTCGTTTCCGAATTTCCCCCACACCAATCACTGCATTTTCTACTTTACTGAGTTCTTTATCCGTAATTAAATTTGAATAAACCGTATCATTCAATCCCATTGAAAAATCTTTAAATTCAGCAGTATCCTTCAATCCTCATCACTCCCTTTCAATCCGCAAGGAAGGTAGGAGCAGCATCACTATACTCGTGGACGGTCTTGATTCGTACACCGGACCTCTTTACTTTCCGTTTCTCACGAAAGACAGCATATTGTTGTCTACGTTGTTCATATCGCTGCATACGATCTGGTCTATCCGCATAATCTCCATCCATAAACTGTAGTTGTCCAACAGCGTATAAAATTAATAAATCGTGATAGGGACTATCAATTTCAGGTACATCTTCCATTCCTTTTAGATGACTTAACTTTTTATAATAATAGACTTCAATAGGTTGTTGACTCCCACCTTGTAGCATCAATTCATTTCCCCACACCCAATACCCTTGCTGATTTTGTTCTCCTACAGGTATGCGCGTAAATACTTTGTTCATTTGCATCACTCGTTCCATATCTTGTACGTCATTTGGTAATGTGTATGGATATGTTAAAGTGGCTTTCTTTTCTACCCTTGCAATCGGGGTGATATCATCTAATGCACGATTGAGCCAATGTTGAATATCTCCATTTTCAAAAATGTCATCAACATCCCGGTTCACTTGTAGGATTAGCTCTTGCAGGTTCATTTCCATTCCCTCCCACATTTACACCCTGTACATATTTCTGTACGCCATCCACACGACCATATGCATGCGCATTCCAAAAGGCTTCTTTTGATTCTCTCGCATAATCTTCCGCTAGATCATTCAGTTTTCTCTCTTCTTCTTGTTGTCTCTTTTTCTCTGTATCTTCCACAGTTTGAACAGCGGAGAACCCATTCACTGTATGGATTCTCTTGATGTGGTCTACAATTCTTGCGTCCAATTGTTCAAATCCGATTTGTGGAATTTTCATAATCGACATATCTAATAGTCCATCCATAATGACATGTTCCCCATTTTTAGGATTCCACATAAGATACAAGTGAGGATCATAGGATTGTAGCTGTTCTTCCACATGATAGATGTCATTTAAAACTGTTCGTTGAAATCCACGTCGTTCACACACGCCCATGATCTATACCTCCGTGAAGTTTAAAAAAGAGGAGCTAGTCGCTCCTCTCATTCTATTTGGTATATCCAGTTGCTTCTTGCACGTCTGACAGTTGCCAGAAGGCATTACGTGCGTGACATACCATTGTTTCTAACATATACGCGGTCGCTTCATATGCAGCTTTATTCGGTACACGCGAGAACATCGAACCATCCTCTTCCATGAACTGAAGGTCCGCTACACGGTATAATCCTAAATCGTCATAATTTCCTCCCCACACAATACCTGCCGGCATATAACGGTCTACTAAGAATGGTTTCCCATCAAACTCTAATGCAGAATAGCCACCTTCTAACTGCATTACATTTGTGTAGCGTTTATTTGTAGTCAGTACAGCCTCGTATGCTGCACGTACACCGTGCGAACCCATAAGAAAGTCTGTTTCTTTCCCACTCACAATAGATGTTTCATCCATCACTAAACGTAGTAGCGCATCGGAAATCGGACGAGCCGTTCCATTATTCGCAAACATATTTGCTTTCCACCATGTATATGTGGAAGGATTTAACCCTTGTAAGATGAGCTTATCATCAATAATTCCATTTAACCCCATTGGCTCTAAATTAGAAGACCCAGCTGACACAATGCCATCTGTTGCCGCGGTTGCAACTGCAGCACCATCAATCGTAATGGTAGTCGCTGCACGATCAATTGCTGTAACAGTTCGATTGCTGGTTGTCACGCTACCTGTCGCATTGACAATATCTACTTTTTGTCCAACGAAGAATCCCTTCACACTACTTACCACAAGTGCATTCGCAGCCGTCGCCTGTGCGGTACAATTCGCAATACGTCCTGAACCATTACCGAAGGTAACACGTGCACGGAAGTTCTTCATATCCGTTGTTAAACCTTTTACCTCAGATTCTACTGCACGAAGATAAGACGTTTCATTTTTCTTCGATGATTCAATGGTTTGTACGGTAAGTTCTAAACGACCAGCCACCATACGTGCTGTACCTGTCGAGCTCTTATACGCTTGTTGCCCCGCTGTTGGTAAGTTACCATTTTCAGCAACTGCTCCAACCCCCGTGTTACGTCCAAAGTGGTGAGGAATTAAGAAATTCGAACCATCACCATTAATCTTTTCCACTTTCTTTTCTAACTGTGAAACGATGTAGTTCGCATTGTTAATCTGTTCTTTAATCCCTGGCAAGTAATCGATTTTTAAAACATCCGCTAATGTCGTTAATGTAGCACCCATAAGTAGGATACCTCCTTAAATTTGTTGGTTTGCTGATCGTAATCGTTGTAATGCTCTTTCACGCGCCACTTTAAAATCTGTAGTTGGTTCATCCGAGACAAGTCCTGTTACACCAGGACCTTCCACCTTCGGCGCTTTCTTACTTTGTAAATATTCTTGAATGGCCGTTTCTTTTGCTGAAGTAAGCTGTTCTTCTAACTGCTGCGCACGCATGGCGTTATACGCCACTTCAAAATTAGGAACATTTTGTTCCACCATAAATTGTTCTAACGCTGCTGCATCTGCGCCTTTTTCTTGCGCGAATTGCCCTAACGCTTGAGTGAATCGTTGTGATAATTGGTGCTGTTCACGCTGATATTCCAGTTCTTCTGCTCTTTGTGCCTTTGCTTCCAGACTCTCTAATTTCTGCTGAATTTCAGGCGTCACACCAAACTTTTCAGCACGTTGTAATAAGTCTTGTTGTTCAATTGCTTGCATCATACTATCAAGATCGTTGTACCCTGCTTGTTGTTGAAAAAAGTTAATCGCACGATCATACTTGTCATAGTTACCATATCGTTCAGAAACTTCTTGTTCCCAACGCTGACGTTCTTCCATAAGAGCCGCTTGTGTACGTTCTTGTAATCTCTTCGCAAAAGCTTGAGATTGTTCAATATTTTCTGGTGGTTGCCCTTCTGGATTATTTTCTATTGGCGGTTGCTCAATTTGTTCAGGTGGATTTGTGACCTCACCTGCACCTTGTGGAGGTGCGCTTTCCCCACCTTCAACGCCAGAAGATGCAGTTTCAATTACTGCTTCTCCGCCACCTTCCAAACCATTAAAGAATTGAAAATTACCTAAACGTAAACGAAATGGTTTTAACATATTTCTTTCCTCCTGTGGGTGGGCGCAAGTCCACATTCAACGCCCGAATTTTTGTATATAAAAAAGCCGCTTTTTATAGCGACTTACTTAGCTAATTCACATTGCAATCTGTAGCCCTCTAAATGCCAAATCTTATCAACAATTCGTTCTTTGCAACATTCAATTCCAATGTTTACATCATAATTAGTAGGGTCAACACATGCACTGGATTCCGTCAGAATGAAACCATTCGGTAATTTAGCAACAACTACTGTACATTTACCGTGAAACTCTTCTACCGTCCACTGTGTTTTATCTAAAATAGCGTTAATATCTTCTTGTGTAATTTTATTTTTCATTATTCAACCACCATCCAATCCTCTGCTAACACATCAGAAGTGCTAGGGGACCATGTAGCAACATCGTTTTGGGCTGTTTTCAATGCAAGATATGCACGATACGGGACATTTTCTCCGCCAAATGCTTCTTTCATAATATCTGTAGCTGGTGGATATGATGCAGCAGGCACATAATAAACAAACATACATTTCCCGTTCCAACCTTTACGTGCAATTTTATTCCCTTTTTTAACTGCTTCAATTGCTTGTCCGAATTTCATCATTCAACAACCTCCCAATCTTCTGCTAACATATCTGTTTGTGATGCTAACCAAGGAACAAATGTATCATCAACTGTTTTCATACCAATCCAGGGGAGGAGTCCTTTGCATTTGTTACCACCTACCACCTCAAAAGAGATATCAAACTCCCCCTGCTTTACGAGTCTTACCCACATACCTACATCATTCCAACCTTTACGAGCCACTGTCTTACCTTGTTTCAATGCTTCAAGCGCTTGGCCAAAAGTCATTATTCTACAACCTCCCAGTCATTTGCGAACATATCCAAGTTGGTTGGCTTCCAACCTACGGATATTGTATTCTGCGCGGTTTTAATAGCAATTGAATCCTCAAATCGCGGTTCCCCTGCATACTCTCCATATCCATATCTAAACGCGGTAGAAAAATCGTTCCCGTTAACCAGATACAGAAACATCCCTTTACCATTCCATCCGGAACGAAATACCCTTTCTCCTTCTTTTAACCGATGCCATGCCCAACCAAAATCACCAATAGTTAAATCCATTTATCTCTCACCCTTCTGCACTTGTTTTTCTACTTTCTTTTCTTCAATATCTAATTTACGATGTTGTAACTGTAAGTCTTGTTCTTTCATAGCTTTCTGCGCTTCTTGCATGTGTTGTTCTTGTTCCATCTGCTGCCTTCTATCCGCTTCCATTGGCGCATTGAGTGCCTCCATATGTTGCTGTACATGGTCATCAACTAACTGTTGCACTTCAGGCGGTAATTCATCGTATAAGCTTGATTTTCGGAATGCATTATGAATATATACATGCACTTCATGGTCATAAAAATCACGCACCTGCGGTGTCGCCAGTGGTAGTTGTGGAGGTTGCATGCCAGCCTGCATGGGGTCTACACCTTGCGCTTGCATCGCTTGGGCTTGCTCCTCAAACTGTTGTTGCTGGATGCTGTATTGTTGCAATGCTTGTAACGACTCTGGATTCTGTGCAATTTCCTCGAACTGCTTGTTTTCCATTTTTGCTTTGTTTTCATCAAGCTGCTGCATTTCAAACAGCTCATTACTATCTCCCATACCCATTAATTTTAAAAATCCTTGGGTATCTGGTGAGCCGTCTTTCTTAACAATTGCCCCTTTATCCCACATGGTCATAATGCGGTCTTGTTGCGCCGATTTCATTTCAGGGAGAGAAGAACCTTGAATAATATTAATGTCCTCTCCACCGCTTAAATCAGACCCAGTAAAGCTTACTAATTCAATATCATTATCCGGACCAAGAATACGGGCCATACGTTCCTCTGTATAATGTTTCTTCATCAGCAACAGTACACGTTGCAATAAACGCTTCATCCCATGCTCATAGTTTTGAGAAGAAACGGCAAGCTTCTCATTCTCCTGTTCTACCATGAGAGACAATCCGCTATACGTATCTAATCCAGACGGCAAACGTCCTTGTGAGATTTCACGCGCACCTGATAAATCGTCGATATCAGCATCATGATTATTTAAGATACGATCATAGAAGGACGGGATATCTGGCGCACCAACTCTTTCCGGTCTCACACCCTCTATCGGTGTATAGTGAACAATTCCACCTTCTTCATTTGTAATTTCATCTTCATCCACACTTGACCCCATGGGCACAAGCCACATACTATTCCCCATTTTCCTTGCATGTGTGGCAAACATAGAGCGCATAATATTGATTTCACGCTGAATCGGCAACATATCTTTAATAAATGCTTCCGCTTTTACGCTCCCTGGTATCGGAATATCACCAAAGATAAAGAAAGGAATGTCCCCAGCATTTTCGTCTATATCCAGCAATTGTCCACCTGCAATCGTAACTTTCAATCCATTTGGATGCTTACCACACGGTTTTACCCACATTTCATCCACCATTGCCATGTTGGGGCGTTTTTTACTAGTCGAGTTGAATCCATTTTGTGGTGTCACATCAAATGCAGCCGCAAACCCTACATTCTCATCAGCAGCGACATCTTTTCCGTAGCGCTCTTTAATGTAATCAATATCACGTGGCTTTCTTTCCACAATCCAACGAATCTCTTCGTCCATTTCAGCGGCGGGGTCAATGTATACAGTGAGCGGGTCACAAATACGACACCGAATTTCACCCGTATATAAACGTTGCATATCTTCCTCAAAACCAACTTCGCCTTCCCCTGGCGTAATATCTTGACCAGCTTCCGCATCAAAATATACTTTTGCGGCACACCAGCCTTTTACACCGTTATTCAGGAAAATATCACGTGTTTTACGATCCATTCCTGTTTGTTCCCACCAATATTTAAGAAATTTTGATGCTGCTTTCGCAATTTCAATGCGTGTTTCATCGTTACTATCAGGTACAACATCGAATTTCACGCGATTTTTAATTTGTTTCGCGAGCTTGACCATCATACGCGGTCTAATTTGGTTCACTGTAATGCGTTGTTCTCCATTTTCAAGAGGTGCAGTGATCATCTTTTTACTAGTTGGATTCCATACAAGCCACTGATTACCGCGATAATAGTTTACTTGTGCCATCATTTGACGTTTTTCTTCCCAGTCCTCGGCTTGGGTAATACGTTCTTCCACAAGAGACACCCAATCATCAGGACTTTTCTGTTCTTGCTTTTGTTCCTTTGGTTTATTGAGACCAAACAATGTTTCTCACCGCCTTTACATGAAAAAGAGCCTATACGTTTTGATACGCAAGCCCTTTTAAGATTTCTTTACTTTCGACTTCGACACTTTCTTTTCCGCTTTGATTTCATATCCTTCCACACACAGTTCTTTTATCTCTACAGGTGTATAGGCAAATGTCGGGTCAATTTCAGCTCTCTTTTCATACATTTCCTCATAATCATCCGCTACCGCGAATTTTTCAATACTACCTAACGTTAAATGAAACACTCTAGCCATATCGTGGCCACTCCTATTCTAAATGGTATATTGGTACAGGCTGTTCTTCTTTCTGTGCTTTCACCATCTTCACTTCACCCTGCTTGTATTCGGCAAAAGAGGAGGCTTGGATACGATCATACAATTCCTTACGCTCTTGTTGCCACACATCACGTTCCCCTTGATGTACACGCTCCATTTCATATGCAAACACACCAAGAAATACAATGACTGCAAATAATACAAAAAAGACAACATACGTCATTGTAGTTGCCCTCCTTTCCTTCGCCCTCTCGATAGTCTAATAATGTGGCGATGTACCTTTTCTTCTAATGTCACTGGCTCTTTTGGAATGAATTTTTCATTCGCATGATAATAGATAAATCGGTTTAATGCTTGTGACATTGCGTCTACCTGGTCATCATTTTTTCCTTGCGGAAAGGATGCGCACTCTTCCACAAAATCATGCACCCAAGGTGCTTGCCTTGGTAAATACACATTACCTGATTCAATATATGGTGAGACTGCATTCACACGCGAAACCTTACCACCTTGTGGATTCACCGGAATCATACCGCCGATTTCATTCTTTAACATCGAAATAATTGCCGGGCCATTCGCTTTATCTTCCACTAGTTTGGCATGGGCTTTCGGATATTTTCGTACCATATTGCGAATGGCTTGTAGGGTAGTTGGGAAGTTCATACGTGCTTTCAAATTATCAATCAAATACATATCCGCCCCATTCTTCCCCCACACCTGAATACACACAAAGTCACTGTCTGCTTCATCCTTAAATGTTGCATCGATACTCATAATCGTATGAACCATCTTCGGCAGCGTATCATAATATTGCCACCATTTACGCTTTAATAGATTCCCTTCCGCTGCGGTTGGTCTGCCTTGATACAATGAGTTAAAGCTACTTGGATATCGTTTCCGTTCTTGTATGAACTCTAACCCATATCGTTCTGGCCACAATGGTTCGCCTACTGCTCGTCCTATTACATCATCTTCCTCGGCTTCTAATGGAAGATTGTACACTTGCCAAGGTAATGGTTCACCATATTCCTTACTTAGCAACCTACCCTGTAAATCATCTTCATGCCATCTTGTTAGAATCAGTATGACAATTGCACCCGGATGTAAACGAGTAGAGAAGCTATCTATCCACTCATCCCATATCTTACCTCGATGCGTTTCACTATCAGCTTCCTCACGGTTCTTAATCGGGTCATCGATAATCATTAAGTCAGCACCCATACCAGTGATACCTGATAACACACCACGTGAGATCATGCCACCTATTTCATTATCCAGTAACCATTCATCATGTGCCGAGCTTTCTTTGGATATTTTGATATCGAATAAATCAGTACCATACATTTTGACCTTTTCTTTATTCTTCTTACCAAAACGGCGAGCAAATGTGTCACTATAACTTATTTCAATTACTCTATCTTCTGGAAAGTTTCCTAAATAATAAGATGGTAACGTCTCCGTAATGGTCATCGACTTACTATGACGTGGTGGCATATTGATAGCAATGTATTGGTTCGTGGTTGGAATCTCGCTTGCATTCATTTGTTTCTTTTTATCAATCGCTTCCTGAATGACACCACCAACAAACTCACTATGCGGTGCTTTCTTATATCTACCTTCATGTACATAACACACATACTCATAGTAATCACGACGTGCTATTTCCCTTTGTATCTCCTCCACTGTCGGTAGGTTTGGTAAGGATTGACTCAATTTGTTTCAGCTCCTCCACAGACAGGTTGCTAAGTTCTGGCTTTTGTACAACGGTTTGTTTCATCTCACCACTGTGATCAATCTCACGTCGGTCACGCCACACAGTTGGCTTTCGATTCTTGAGCCAAAAGATAATGGCTGTTGTATCAGGTGGGACTTGTCGTTTCACTCGTTTGGTTTCTATGCTTTGAAACTCACCGTCCACCTTTTCCCTTTCCACAGTGACTTCTTCATACGTGTAACCTGTCGCTCGCTTAAATAATGCATTCTCTACTTCACGATCTGATACTTCTTTTCCTTTTGCTAACGCTTGTATAATCAGTGGATGTCTATTCTTCCAATTGCTCAGCGTAGAACGACTCACACCCATGTTATGGGCAATCTGTTCTTCTACCAGTCCATCACGTGCCCATCCTTCTATTTTTAGTAACCCTTCTTTTGTCAGCCAAGGGTGTGCTTTCCCTTTCCCCATATGTATCACCTCACTAAAAATAAAAAAGCAGCAAATATTTTGCTACTTTAACTGCGTGTTATTCGCTTCGAATTCTCTTATATAACGGTATAAAGTGGCTCTTGCTACATCAAACATCTCACATACTTCCACTTTTGTTTTACCAGCTTCCAGCATTTCCATCATACCTTCAATCTGTTGTGGCGTATGAGCTTTCTTTCTACCGCCTTCACGTCCTCTTGCCTTTGCTGCAGCCACACCGTTTACCACACGTTCATTGATTACCTCTCGCTCCATTTCAGCCATCGCACCGAATATATGGAATAAAAACCTGCCCATTGTTGTCGAGGTGTCAATCCCATCTTTAATCGATACAAAGTGAATCCCTTTTTCATGAAATTCTTGGAGCAAGTTCACAAGCTGATGCATCGTTCTTCCTAAACGATCTAACTTGTAGACAACCAATGTGTCACCTTTTCGAAGCTTTCCAAGAAGGGATTGAAGCTCAACCCTGTCTTTTTTCACTCCGCTTTCCTTTTCTGTGACTATTTCTTCACATCCATACTGCTTTAATTCGTCCCATTGCATATCCAAACTTTGCTTTTTCGTTGAAACACGTGCATATCCAAATATCATAAAACCATCCCCTTACCTTTGATGGTTTCATTGTATCAATTTCATGTATCAAAATCAATAGTTTTTAATACATAGTTTTGATACACAGTGAACGTTGCTATTAGGCTCTATGTGTAACCGTCTCATAAACAACAGTTTGTGAGACACTATATTCATTGAGAATGATGCTTCCATCCAGCTAAATTGGCTTTGATAAATACTTTTTCTTCCTCATCAACCTGCGTTAACAGTTTATCAATTACCTGTCTATCCGTGTTAGCTAGCAAAAAAGCTGCCACTTTTGTCATACAGTTTACATAAGCAGTCGCATCTTTATTTTCCCCATTCATTTTCATAAAAAACGTAACTTTGGTATGCAAAATTCTCACCTCACCACTTTTCTTTTTTAGATGTCTACGTTGTCCACCGAACCTAAACTAACTAATCTTTATTCACCAAGATAATCGCTGGTCCTTCCACGACAATTCCGCCAAATTCAATCTTTTCATATACATTTACTTCTATTTTTGTAACACCTTCACGTTTCGCTAATTCCTCACTTAAATCTTTTGTAGTTAAATCCTTTACGTTCACCATACGATTCCTCCTCTTCCGCAATCATTTCATCATTGGTCAAAACTTAACATTGCGTTTTAAAATAGCTGTATACATCATATGTACCAAACCTCCTATTCAGGCGTAAAATATGTTTGCAATCAGACAAAAAAAGAGCATCTGCGCCAGTAGATGCTCTAAAAAAGGAGTTAATATGAGATTGAATATGAAACAACGGAGGGTTGTCCCATGCTCTAATATATGCTTGTCTGTATCAAAAGGTGACATAGGAAAAGCACCCATTAAGGATGCTTTGCTTTCATACATTATTTAGGCTTATATACTTCTGGTACTTCAAAATTATCATTTGTTTTTACCCTGACCATAGATATATTAGCTGGGTTTATCATAACATCTCCAACAAGGAGTAATCTGTTGAGTAATAACCCGTCTTTATCTGTAATCCAACTTTCAAATGTTTCTAATGGCATATGGACCTGATGTTTATATCCACCATTCATGCAAATCTCTAAATATTTCATTTTATCATCCTCCTATAGCTTACATTCGATAAGAACAAGGAGTTTCCTTTCCTCAAATCATAATATAAAAACAAATTGACCGCTCTTCTACACAGAATCACAGCCAACTTGGTATATGAATATAAAATAAATTCCATTGGTCTTTTCGTCCTATCGCGGGTTCCTACCGCCCATGCCCGTTCTTCGGTAACGTTTTGATAATGGGGCCCACTCACATCACTCCACATGATGGTGGATACGCTATCCCCACAGCACACTGTCTTCCAAACAGTATCTGTAAAAATATCGTACCCTTGATTCCCCTATAAAAAAGTACCCGATTTAGTACCTCAAACAGTACCCCAAAAGTTCCATTCTTTTCTTATATCATCTCTAATGCCGTGGCAAAGTTAAGAATACCTGACTTCCTTTTCCGGTAGAACTTACCTCGCTTCATCCCTAGTACCGTATAAATGTAATCATCATTTAACTCTGTCGCACTCATATATTTCATTTCTAATATTCGTTGTTCATCCTGATCTAGCGCATGCTCAAACGCTCGTTGTAATTGTCTGTACTTAAGTTCATGAACATTCAACTTTCTCAACTCTGGAAACAAAAGATCTGCTCCTAATTCCATCCGTTCTCGCTGATTTTGAAACCGTACACGTAATACCTTATACTTTTTCAGTTCTTCTATCACAAAAGGGCGTATTTCTTTCTCGTTGACATATGTAAAAAGAGATAATTGATTCATCGTATCCCTCCTGCATAAAATAGTTTTCTTTGTTCATACTATTTGTAAGCTGTTGACATCAGCTTTTCTCTTTACACTGTAATCCTCATTTTACTTGCTTTCTTTTCAGGCAAAAAAGCGGTTAGAAGACTAACCGCTTTTGTTGTTGTCACCATTTCACTTCATGTACATATATTATCTTGAATCCTTACTTTTCCAATCATTACTTGTTCATGACTCACACATAACAATAATGATTTAAGGTTTCAAGAACGAGCACTCTGGCACAAGTGCTCGTTTTATTTTTTTACGTATAAAAAGAAAAAGTTAATTCATACTATAAATACGCCATCTATAGGATTTGTTTCTACACCATTACAAGTGTGAGCAAGCATGAGAAAATTTCCCCATAAAACAGCTAAGTAAAATTAGCTGTTTTTATTTTGCATACATTTGCGTTAATACGTTATACTACATATACATTATTATTTCTTTTCTTGTTAGCTTGTCAGCTACCTTAGGAACCCTTACAAAAGGGTTCCTCTTTTTTTATTTAAATTCCTACTTCTAATTTAAGCTTCCTATTCTCCTTTCCAACACGTTATTACTCACCCGATACCTATGACATTCTAAAAAGATTCAAACGCGAATTCAACCTGTTTTATGAAGCCATTTTTTCTAATATAAGATTTAAACCGCTTCCTTATCCATTTCCGGGATAATACCTCGTTTCGTTAACATATCATGGATAAATAATCTTCCTTTTTGCGTCCAGCGTGTATTCATCTTTACGGATTTGCTACCATCCGAATGTGTCACATCAATTGTTTGCGATTTCGTATACCCTTTGTTTTGATGTTTGGCATACAGCAGCCATTGGTTGTTTACTTTGTACTGTATTTTTTCGTCCTTTAAAATTTTATTTAATCGAACTGCAGATAAACCATAATCGGCTGCAATTTGTGATACTGTTACGGTATCTTTTGACTGAAGAATTTGATCGAGGTATGTAATCTTAGATGCATGCTCTGCGACTTGCTGTGTCAACATAAGGTTCTTTTGTTCTGCCACTTGCCTTGCCTGTTGTTCTTGTTTCAGTTGGGACGCGAGACCAATCAGTAAATCTGGGTCTTGTAGTAAGGCGTTAATCGTATGCGGTGTCATGTATGCACCATGTTTTCGAATACTTGGGAGCACTTCTTCAAATACCCATTTTTCAAATTGTTCCGCTTGTGGGAGTTTGGATTTAGCGATTAGACGATATAAATTGGGTTCGTTAATGAATTTTTTCATTTGTTTGCCACTATTAGTAGGGACTAACGTTTCGTTCACCCCTTCTTGTTTACAGTGATCCCTAATTGCTTTGTGCGGATTAGTGTATCCTAATACTTTTGCAACATCTGTCGCCGGAAAGTACTCTTTTCCATCCTTGATAAAAACCTCTAAATTTCCGAACATATTATGTGCGAATGTTTGCATTTTTGTCATTTTTCATTTCCCCTTTTCTACAAAAGTGACGTTATTATTTGTTGTTTTTGTATTCCTTGTGTAAATCAGCTAACGCATGAAATGTATTGGTTTGAATGAGCCTTAAAACATCAAACGCTTCATGCGGTGTTAAACCTTCCGCCTCAACTAATCTTGCTAAACCTGTAATAATTAACTGTTGTCCAAAACTATCTTGATTAAATTCAACTTTTCCCACGTTTCATCCTCATTTCTCTGCAAAATGAAATTATCATGAAAAACTTTCTCAACACCAGCATATAGAACAAAGACTCTTTTTTTGGTAATATATAGGTAGTATCCATATACTTAGCTTCCTTAAAAGGGCCCATCCCCAGTGGGTCCTTTTAAATTTTCATGCTAAAATAGATTTTTGGTTAACATTTATTAATATATTTCCATAAGTCATCAATCTTTTCATTTTGTATATCCAGCGTTTCCTTATAAGTATCTAAACGTTCTTCTAGCTGTTTTACATCCAACTTTGTAAAAACAATGTGGCCAAGCAAAATAAAGATGGCTATCCATAAAAATGGCTCCATTACATCTACCTCACTTCTGTAAGAATAAATATTTTATTTCATTCCCATTCACCTTTATATCTCCTTCGAATATAGTACTATCATCCAAGTGAATACTCAGGTTGCTTCGGACCAGCTCCTAGTGTTCCTGGTGCTCCTGTTACCAAGAATCCGTTTATAAACAGCGGGTTCTTTTATTTTTTCTGCTATAACTATTTTGTTAACATTATCAAGAGACATGCATTGGTATATTTCATTTCCCTAATCCCTGCTCTTTCCCAAACTCAGCGGCTCTTTGCTGAATTCGTTTTAATATTCGACTAACTTGAACCTGACATCTCCCCACTCTATTCCCAATTTCTTGCTGCGTTTTATGTTTCGAATGCATATCCCACACGATTAATTCTGGATGCTCAAGTGTTTGGTAAAATGATTGAAGGACCATATGATTCTCGACTTGCTCTGTCTCTTCGATTACTTGTGTATCTTCCAGCATGTCTTCCAACAGAATTTCTTCACTACCACCACCCGCCGATGTATACATTACATCCTGTAGAGATTTTGTATTGGGTTGATATTGTAATGCCTCTTTCACTTCTGGAAGAGCCACTTCTAATTGTTTACAAATCGTCTCTCCATCTTCCTCCATCAATCCTTGCCTCATCATTTTCCCTCTCAGTTGATATAAAGCTCTTGGCACCTTTATCTTGTGACTATTCATAATAAACTTTCCAACTTCTCCATGAATTTTTGGTATCGCGTACGTAGAGAACTGATAACCGAGCTCATGATTAAAATCCCTTCTCGCTTTTATGAGACCAATCATCCCGTACTGCACTAAGTCCTCTATCTCCAAACCTGTATTCGCTTTAACTATTTCTAACATGCCCTTATATCTCTTCCAGATAAAGTGATGTACCAAATCTTCATACTTACTCATAAACTCCTCATCTGGCATCGCTCTCACATCTTCAATCGCTTTCATCATGCCTGTTTCTCCTTTTCCGCTTACTTGACTTCTTCGGCACCTGATTCGGCCCTTGCCATAACCCTTGCTTTCTCCATCTATTTTTCACTTTCCCAACGTAGGATGGACTTCGCTCAAACATGATACTAATTTCTTTATCTGGAATCCCCTGGTCATTGAGTTCTCTCACACGCGCTGGTGTCAATCCATCCGGCATATTTCCAGTCTTCCCTCCGCGACTTCTCGGCTCTGTATCAAAATATCTACCCAACTGACGTAATGTTTGACCAGTCGGGCATTTTGCACAAATGTTGATACTGAAGCTCGCATCATCTGAGCGATTGTAATAACACCGCCTACATTTCTGTTCAATAATATCTCCAATTTGATAGGTGAGTCGTATGCGTTCTTCCTTGGTGAGTTTCACATTACTCACCTACAATACTGCTTTTAATGCGATCCCTAATGCTTGCGCTCTTGCTTGTAATTCCAAGCGATGTTTCCGTTCCATTTCTGCTGTTTCTTCTGCCGCGCTGATTCTGATTTGTACTTTACGTAATTCAGCTTCCAGTTCCCATTTCTTTTCGCTTAATTGGTTGCGTTCACCAAGCAACATTGTGTATTCTTCCTCACGATTTTGAAATTGTTTTTTTAACTTTTCAAGTTCCGCTTTTAATTCCATTTGATGCATCCCATTATCTCTCTCTTCAGAATGTTCATTTTCCTCCCTAATAACTTTTGCACCCTGGACCAATGGTTTTGCACTCTTTTTCGTTCCCGACCTCTTAGCGCACTTCCTAACCCCCTCTTTTTTCTCTCGTCGTTTTGCAACATTGTGATACAATGTGCTTTCACTCACACCAAGACGATTTGCAATTTTTGCCCAAGATAATTTCTGTTCCCGTAACTTCTCCGCCTTCTCACATAATACATCCCAATTTCTCTCTTCAGCCATCTGCTCTGCCATCGTTTCATTTCTCCCTTCCAGTAAGCTGCCGCCTAATTGTTTGATTCGCTTCCCAACCCTACAGTTATCCGCACACCAGGAAGTCTTACGATTCCCTGACTTCCTGTATGCTGGCACTTTTTCACATCCCGCGCATTTCTCATCTTGTAGATCTAATATTTGAATCCGGATGGATTTCTTATCAAGCTTCATCGAAAGGCTTGTCCTCATCCGCTATTTCGAACTCTTCCGAGACTTGATTCTCCATTTCCGGTTTTTCTTCCCCTTTTGTCTCCTCTGCTGGTTCTGGCTGCTGCTCTTTCCACTCATGCCACTTTATCGCTAATGGTGCTACACGCTTACGGTATTCATCGATTACCTCAATAATTTGACCCGAGGACATGCTCAGCTCATTCGCCAATTTCAAGTACGATTCTCCCTCTAGACGACGTTTCACGATGTCCGGAAGTTTATTTGGCATACCCTCAAAGTTCGGTGCTAAACCGCTGATGATAAAAGCATCGATAATCTCACGGTCCGCTTGTTCTTTTTCTTCACGAGTCTGAATCTTTTCTTCTGGCATATCTAGATCCGCTTCTATTTGCTCGAATGTTGATTTTACCTCTTGTACCATTCCTTTCTCATCGACTTCGTACTGCGTAACCGGCTCATTTGTTTTCGCATTAATCGTGACATTAAAGTTGACTTGCATAGACTCTAGCGAAACAAATACTTTTGCATCAATCATTTCAGACAGAGAATCCAATTTCCCTTGTAGCGAGGAATCTGTTACTTCTAACACAATCTCTTTCTTCCCATCAGGTTTTAAGTTCACTTTCTTTAACACTGGTTTAAATTCGATATATGCCATTATGATCCGCTCCCTTTATTCTGCTTCATTTTGTTTTTTTGCTCGCTTCTCCGCTCGTTGTAACTTGTTGTACTCATCCAATGTGATAAAACCACCGTATTTCTTCACATGCTTCAGCAAAATCAGCTGTAAGTGTGGATATTTATACTCGAATAACTTTCGTTTCACGTTGAAAGTTTCGGTGATCATGCCTTTTATGTCTATGACCTCCACCTCACCATTTGGCAAGTACACCAGAAAGTCCGCTATGTATGTAATGGCTTGAAAGCTCTTGTCCTGTTTTTTAAATGCAGGTTGTAGATTAAATACTGGCTGCCGTTCAAACCCTTGAATTTCCCCTCTTGCACTGCGTATTTTTAAGCCTTCGTAATAATTTGCTTCCGCTTGTGAATCAAATACGTAGCCATCGAGGTTCACTTTTTTGTTGTTGTATTTGCTCAATTCCTCTCACCCTTATTTCATAACCAGCTTTTTAAATAGTGCTTCATCCTTCATGTCGAGTGCATAATCGATGAGTTGTTTTGTGAGGAGATTTTCGATTTCATCATGATCTTCCCCGTCTAAATACGTCTGCAAGGAACATTCATCGTCTTCTAGTACATCTAGGTATTGCATATTTTCATATTTCTCTCTGAAATTGATTTGGATATAAATTGGATCCTCATTCTCTACAAAATGCTCGTATGGTGCTGTCAAGCTATTGAACACACCATGAGGTGTATAAAATGCAGATGCTTTCCCTTCCACACATGCCGCCGTAACCTCAATACCATACGGATATTTACTAGCATTTTCTACGAAATGAATCCGATTTATAAATCTCTCATCACTAAACGTGACCAAGGAAGCAAACCCTCTTCTGATTTTCCGTTCTAGATTCTCAACTACCCATTCGATGAACTCCAACTTCTTCTCAACCGACACTTTACTCATATCATTCACTCCTTCTCGCGATAATCCTCACCTTCTACAGCGACCATATAATCTTTACTCATACCCTTTAAACGACTATTTGCTGCAAAACCTATCTTTTCACCTAACGTCTCGTCATCTTCGTTTGAACTATACAGAATCGGTAAATTATGACGATATCGATAATCAATGATCTGGTAGTACAAATTTTCTTTTGCTTCCGACCATTTGGATTTTCCTAAGTCATCCCACACTAGAACTTCTACTTGCTTTGCAGAATGTAATAAGCGATTGAATTCTTTTTTGTCATCGTTCATCATCTTTGCTGCAATGAGGTCATCCATGAACGTCCCGTCCGAAATCAGTAATACACTATATCCTTGCTTCATGAGATATTTTGCTGCAGCCACTTGCAAATGTGTTTTCCCAAGACCAAAACTGTTATGTTCCCGCTTTGCCTGTGCCCGTTTGGATGGTTCTAACTGTTTAATGCGGAGCTCACCAAACGTTGCGATAAAGCCTAAGCTATTTTGTTTCGTCCCCTTTATTTCTTCAAAATTACGCAAATATTTTACGATGGTTTCATACAACACTTTTTGGTTTTCTGTCTTTTGTTTGTAAGAATCAAATCTCGCTTGTGCAAACTCTTCTGGAATCATTGCATTCTTCAACCTTCGCTCTATCACTCGTTGCACTTTACACGAACAATCCTTCTGCACAGATACTTTCATTCCAAATTCATTGACTTCCTCGTAAAACAGTACTTCCGTATCCTGGCATGTTGAGCATTTATACTCGTTTGATGTAACTTGGCATGTTTCGTTCTCGGCTTGCAACTTCTTCCTCATAGCTTCTGCCCGTTTGATAATTTCCTCCATTGCGTCTCCAACGTGTTACATGTTCCCCACCGCCTTTTTGATTTTTATATGATTCATCCAGTTGCATGACATCCGCCATTGTTTTGACATTGCTTTTCTGCCAATTGGATAAAATACCGCTGATATATTTCCAGCGCTTTACATTTTGGTCAATCGCTCGATCCACAGCTTCTAACACCATTTCGCTTCCTAGCACATCACAAAACTCTCCCAAATCTTGCAGAGCTGTTTCACTTAGCGGAATATTGTTCTGCAGTAAATACTGATAACTTTTCTGAAATGCTTCGTCAATCAAGGGGTGCTTATCTACATCATCATCTTTAGTTAGATTAGTACTTGGTATATTAGTACTTAGTAAATCATTAGTATTTAGTAGTCCCCCTTTTTCCACTGTGTGGTTTCCCACTCGATGGTTTTACCACTAGGTGGATTTTCCAGGGGGTGGTTTTCGGTATCTATGGTTGGGACTTCATACACCACTGTTTCCCAACGTGAAATTTTCCCCGTTTCAGAATTTTGAACGGGATACCGCTTTAAGTAACCCGCTTCCTTCAGCTCTTTTACAATACTTGCAGTTATTTTTTCACTATCTTTGGTATGTTCACTCAGTTCTGAGATATGAAATGTCCAATCATCTGGCAAAGAAAGCATATAAGCGAGTAAGCCCCTTGCTCTCCAACTGAGGTTAGAATCATGTAAAGGTGTATTGTGTATGATTGAATAATTTGTATCTTTAGCTACTCGAAATATTCCCATCCCTTTTTACTCCCTTCTGCAAACCGCAATGTACGATTGATTTTCTAAAATAACTTTTTCTATGTGATAACCTGGATACCCAGCCTGTATATATCTTGCAATAGAATGCTTTAGTTCTTCTTTGGATTGCGCTCTCTCCCATAATTTATGGGAGAGGAGCACCTTTGATTTGCTCATCCTTCAATCGGGAATTCTTGTTGTCCAGCATCTTCTGTTATTACCTGTTCTCCTTCAATTGGATCCACTTCAATAAACTCTGGCTCTTCTGTAATATCTTTTCGCACCACTTCATCTTGCTGGGCTTGTGTCTGAACTTCAATACTAATCGGTAAGTATTTAAACATGTAACGAACCACGGTTTTCTTCGCCATTTCTTCATAGTCGCTACTCCAAGGGCTATAGCTAGAATTAGCGGCTGCAGAACGTTTTCGGCGTTTCTCAATTTCACTTTTCGGCATAAACTCCATTTGATACCCACCGTCTTTAAAATGAGCAACTGCATACGCTCCAATAAATGCGCCACGATCCCCATGTGATGGCTTATGCTCCAATTTTGGATGTAACCCCAACTCATATTCGAATTCGTCATTTTCATGTACAGCATGGGCATAAATACTTTGAATATGACCAGACCGTCTTGCGAGGTCAATCATCCCCTTATACCCGATGATAAATGTCGCTTCACGCTTATACGGTAAGATGTAACAGTGTCCTAGTAATCCTGGTTCCAATCCTAGCTGTACGGCTTGCATCACAGCCCCCATAAGAGAAGGAACTGCACATTCGAGAAGCTTTGGATTCGTTCGAATTGTTGTTAAGGCAATGCGACTCATACGGTTCATATCCATATGCTTCGGTAATACTTCCGCCATTCTAGGCGCCATTTTCTTCATGTATGCTTCTACTGTTTGTTCCGGTGTAACTGGCGCACTTTCTTTTCGATTTGTTAACTGGTTTTTCAACTTTTCATTTGTAGCCATATCTAATCCACTCCCTATTTTTTATTTCACTGAAAACTTTCTTGATATAGTTTCATTTGTATATTCTTTATGTAAATCAGGATGTTCTGTTTTGAATCGTTTGCTATCAAAACGATTACTTGTATAGGACTTCCAATGAATGGTGTAATTCTCCGTTGTCCCTTTCTCATGAGAGCCTAGTTTCGCTTTCAGCTTGTTCTCATACTCTGCCTTTTGTTCTTGTAGTACCTTCATTTCTCTATCTACTTGGTCCCTCGCTTCGATGAGTAGCTCTTCTTGCTTCCCTAGGCTGATAGAACTGTCCTCAATAGATTCTGGATACATTTGCTTGAGTAGCTGCGTAGATGCCTCAGAACCATCGAACATAGGCGGTACATCTTTCTCGACATGATTCAGCCAAAAATCCCGTTCCATATTAACAAGATATTGAATAATATCCTCATCACGCTCAATCTTCTTATAGACAAACTTATTACCACCAATTAATACGGCAATCCACCATGCTTCATAGCCTGTCACAGCCATATAGTGTTGACACTGGAGAAGGTAAGCGACCGGTATTTCTTCACCTTCCCAGTCCTTTTTTAAATATTCTGAAGCTGTTTTACATTCAAGCCCCACTCGTTCTCCTACAATGAGCCTGTCCACGTTTGCAAGCATCCAAGGATACTCTGGGTGTTGCAAGATAGCATTTCTACGTTGTACCTTTAGTCCCGTACGTTTGGCAAACTCCTGGGCAACTACTTCTTCTAATACATTCCCAAAATAAGCGGCTTCACTTTGTATATCTTCTTGCTCGATAGCTTGTGTTTTCTCAAGAAACACCTGTACTTGCGACTTCCATTTACTTAAGCCAGCAATGGCTGCCACATCAGAACCACCTAATCCTTGCTTACGCGCTTCTAACCATGCCCTACGATCCATATGTAATGTATTTGCCAACACCTTTGCATGCATGTTTCTTTCACTCACCTTCTGTGGTATACTAGCTTCACCTTAAATTTTATTGAGAACTCATTCCCGTGAGTTCTTTTTTTATTCTCCTGCCACAAAACGCGTACCATGTCTCTCTAAAAATTTCTCATTACATTCCTCGCAAATGAGGCTACCTTCAAACACGTAATACGTCATACCGAAATACAATTCACCGTCACAATCACTACAATAGTGTTCGAAATCTTTTCGTGGTGAATTGTGTGGGTTTCCTGTAACGTTTGGGTTTTCAATCATTCCTCTCACCCCATCCAATTTGTTTGTCGCAATCCACGCAATAATCGTACGCCGGTTGCATAACTGCTTCACCTGGAATGTATTCGTAATGTGTATCAATGTTTTTATGCTTACATTTAGCTTGTTTTTCTTTCTTTTTCTGCTCTAAAACCACTGAACAATACTTTTCTTCATGAATTTTTGCGCCATACTTTGTGAGAAGGCGCTTCCCGCAATGATCACATTGGAATAGCGTTTGATTTTTTAAAACTTTCACCTAACTGACCTCCTCAGCAAGCGTAATATAGTGCACCCTCTCCACAACATCCGCATTCACACCGATACTTTTCAAGCGGTGAACAATCCCACGAATATGCGCTCGTTCCTCATCATGCTTTTCTTTAGCACGGTAGAGTGCTGCCAATTCCCTTCGGGCTAATCGGGCTTCTTTAATCCAGATACAAAATAGATATGGGTCATTTTTTTGTAGCGCTTTAACTTGTTGTTGTTCGCAATGCTGTAAGAATTCATCGAGTATTTGTTTCTTTTCGAGGTCCTTTGTTAGAACTGATTTGGTCATGATTATTTCTCTCCTTGTATGAATAATTACCTCTCCAAAATTGGGGAGTGAGAATTTTATCCCTATGCACTCGGAATGACTCGTGTTGAGTTCGTATGACGATGCACTAAATGTAGTTGCCCATCTGCTTTCTTATAAATCAACCAGTTATCAGAATTTAAATTATATGCATTAATATGTATCTTCTCTCTCTTGGTTGGCCTTTTACCGTTTTTCATGCTTGCCCTCCTTTACATGAGGTCATTTCATGCTATAATGACCTCAACATGTGTTTTTATTAGACCGTCAGCCCCAACTGGCGGTTTCTCATGTTTCTTCTTGTGCCCAAGAAAAATGTTCTTACATTTAACGGTTTATAATCAGGGTTAATTTTTAAAAATGCTTCATTTTTCTTTGTATTTACTGTGGATCTACCCATCCCAAGTTTCACTGCAATTTCTCTTTCGGTGTATCCCTCACCCACATGCAGAATGATTAATTTCTCTTTTTCTTCCAGCACACTCGTTACTTCTTCAAATTCAACTGATAACAGCGCTTCTTCTTCCACATTTATAGGAGAAACTGCATAAAATTCATTTACTGAATCCTCATCTCGATGCCAATCAATCGAATGAATATTGATTTGATTCCTTTCCTCATGGCTCACTTTTCTACTTACCTTAAAAGGCATTCCTTTCATATGCAGCTCATCACTCATGGCCCATTTCATACCTTTCATCACGTATGCATGGAATGTATCTATTCTCTCTGCATCATATTTCACACAACACGCCCATAAATGCATGCGACCTACTTGAATTAAATCGTCCAACTCCATATTGTTCCTTTCTGCAATTTGTCTTGCTCTTGCGATACTTCCAAATCTTTGTTTGATCGCTGCGATTACTAAATACTCTTTCTCTTCGAACAACTTTTCAGGTGTCATTTTCTTTTACCATCCTTTCATTATTTTTCAAACAGCTCGTCCACTGTTGTTTTGAAGTACTTTGCTAGTTTTTGAGCTTCTTTTAGGGTGAAATCAGTTCTTCTGTTTTCTTTTGAGTGATAAGATCTAGACGATATGTTTATCAGGTTCGCAGCAGCCACTTGTGTAATACGTCGCTCTTTTCTGGCTATGTATAGGTTTTTGTGCATGGTATCGCTCCTTGTTTAATAATTTCTAGATTTCGCACGTATAGTTACCTGTGTTAACTTAACGGTCAAAAAAAATCTATAAACAACTCATCTATAGAAACTTTAAAGATACTTGAAATACCTAATAACTTGGCAGTTGTTGGTTGAAGCTTACCATTTTCCATCAGGTTAACTAAAGAGTGACTACAATTTAATAACTCTCCTAATTCCCTCTGCGAAAATCCTCTATTTTTCCTTAATAAATACAGTTTCTTACCATCAAATCTTTTCATCTTTATCCCCCTTAGTTACTTGTGTTAACATCATACAATGAAATAAAGTCTTCTGTAAACCTTTTTTATGTACTTTAATGGTTTTCTAAAAAAAGCATTGCTTCATTTACTTATTTTAGTTATTATAATCATAGAAATGTTTAATCCAGTTAACCGGAGGGTGTTAGTAATGGTAACATTAGGAGACCGTATAAAATTTATTCGTACAAAAAAAAATATCTCACAACAAGAATTAGCGGACATTTTAAATGTTAATCGCTCTGCAATATCTTTATACGAAACCAATAGAAAAAGCCCTTCGAGAGAAAATACCTATAAAATAGCTACCGCATTAGGTGTATCGATAGATTATTTATTAGGTTTACAAACAGATCCTTCTTTTCAAACTGACAACATCCATTCTGAAACTGCTCAACTTATGAAACGTCTTGATAATATGCCGTCAGAAACAAAACAAACCATTATTAATTTAATTGATGACTTACTTAAAATACACGAAAAAAGCCATGATTAATTATTATTAATCATGGCTTTAATTTTACTAACTGCAAGTATGTATTCTTCATCCTCGCTAAAAATTTGTTCTAAAATTAACATCTTTTTAATTTTATCTTCAGTGTTTTCCTGTTTAATTTTTTTTGCATTTATTTTGTTCATTTGTCTAATCTCTCCTATAAGTAATAGTCTCATCACCCATTGTAAATTAGCACCTTTTTTATAATTTTATTACTATTTTCGATAGAGGTCTCAAGACTAGCCAAAAAACAAAATGCTTTTTTTTAGCAAAATATATTGACAAATAAAAAAGACCCACTTAATTAACTTCATTAAGTAGGTCCAGCATATTCATCCCCCAGGTTTAATATCCATATAATAATTAATCTGTTTATCCAAAGCCTTTTCTTCTAATCCTTTATTAGCAACGAATGGTATTATCATTAAAGTCAACATCATTGAAAATATCAACATTATCTTCTTCAAATTCATTCACTCCCACCTCTGGTTTATAGTCCATCATCCATTCAAGTATAACAGAATCTTCCCCACGCTTATACAATTCTCTTGCACTCAAACTGGAAAAAAAATAATTACCTTGAGTAAAGAATTGCTGAAGACATTTATGTAAACTCTTATTAGAAGTATCTTGCATTGCCTTAAATAACACAATAAAGTCTTCATTTTCTTTCTGATAAAATACTGATGAGAATTTATCAATTTCTCTTAGTGCGATAACGGATTCATTCTTGTCTGATTCGTAATACAATTCGACCAATTTCAAGTTATACAATGCTTCAGTTTCTAAAATTTCCTCCCCAATCGCTTTAGATAACTCATAACTCTCTTTTAGTAGTGATAAGCATTTTTGCTTATCTTCAAGTAAATAAGACATACCCATTAAATACGTTGCATCTGAAACTGTCTTTGCGCTAATATTCACACTTTTTAAGATAGTAGCATATCTTCTTGTTAATTCTTTATTATTTAATCTTAAATGAACAGGTGCTAGAACCTCATATACCTTGTGGAAATAGCAATGTAGAATAAAATCTTTACGCCCACCACTTAACTGCTTAAGCCTCTGTTCTACTTCTTTACCCAATCCAATCATCATTGGAAAATCTTTAGAAAAGTAATAATTATAACATTTCATGATATCGATTAATATTCGTAAACAACAATCCGTTGGTTGCCTTAATTCACACAATTTATCAATTAGTGATCTACCATCAATCTCATTCACTATATATTGATACAATATTTCATACACATCCACAAACTCCTGAATACTCCCTTTATCTTTTCGATATTTTCCTATCAAACGTTTTAACAATTCAATATCCCTAGTAATTGAAGCGTACTCAAAGCTTTGTTTGATTAGTTCTGTTGTATCAACTTTCAAGCAAAAGTCACGCATTATAGTTTTGTAGTTTTCATCAGGCAACGTTAATACTTGCGACAATTTCAAGAGACTACAAAAACTAACTGTCCCACTTTTTTTGAACTTAGACATATATTGGGGGCTTACTCCAATAGCCTCAGCAACACTCCCATATGTTAGCTCTGGGCTATTGTCAATTAATTCACAAATTTCAACATGTAGCGGCTTCAAAGTATTCTTCCCTCCATCCGATAACATAAAAAGCCCCACCCTTAATTTTCTCAACTCAGGACACATTTTAAAATTACTAGTCGTGTGTTACACTGACGAGGAACTCGTATGATGCAAGTGTTTGTCCTAAGGTAGCTAGGATGAACGGTGTGAGGGGCTTTGTTCGGGCACCTCTTACACACGCTCTGCGAGTTTTTATGTTTTTGTTTATTTTGTTTTTTACGATTATTCTGTCTATTAATATGACAGAAACCCATATACTGTATACAGAGCCAATTTTAGCACGGGCTCGCATTCTATTCCACTCTAAAACTTATTTCTCAATATAACGTTAAAGAAAAATCTTGAGATTATTCGACTACAGGTTCACACATTTTACATTCGTAATGAACATTGGTTCATTTTTCATTCTATTCCACTCAAATCAATGTGGAAACCAGCCATTTTTCTACAATCACACCCAACCAATCCAAAAACACATTACGATATTATTATAAACAAATGTCGGACTTTCTCAATACCAGTCACGACATTATTATGGTAATATGATTTTATCCTTACTAAGGTATCGTCCTGATTGGTTTCCCTAACCAATCTCCCCACTAACATTAGTGGGGAATTTTATTTTTTGAGTATTTTCGAATTTAAATATGCTATAATGTTTTAAACGGCAATTTTATTTTCATGTAGGTAATATGTTATTAAAATTAAAGTGGTTCAAGTCAAAGTGAGACGCTCAATTTATGTTGAGCGTCTTTTCTTTTGGTAACAAACAAGTTATAATCTACTCAATAAATTGAATTATCAATCTTTACATATACAGGAGGGATTCTTATGGTGATCTACAAAGATAAAGAACGAGGAACATATTTTTTCGTTGTCAGAGTCCGTCAGTTTGATGGTACTCAAAAACAAGTAAAACGTCGTGGATTTAAAACAAAAAAGGAAGCGCGTGAAGCCGAAGCGAAAATGTTAGTTGAAAAAGAAACGAACTCTAGCTTAACATTCGCTCAAGTGGCGGATAGTTACTTTGATTGGTATTGCCAGAGGAGGAAACAGTCTTCGATTAACGCCATAAAAAATGCAATTTATAATCATTTACTAAAAGAATTTGGTAAAATGAAAATTGATACCATTACCGCAAAACATGTAATGAACTATCAAAATAAACTCTTAAATAACTACTCCGCTGATACTCTAAAGCAAATTCATACTATACTATCCGCTATATTCAATTTTGCGATAAAATTTTATGGATTGACTAGCAATCCAGCACGTATTGCAGGAAACTTTGAATTAGAATCAAATAAACGAATGAGTTATTGGGAATTCGATGAATTTCAAAGATTCATCGATACTGTAGATGATCTACTTTACAATGCATTTTTTTCGACACTTTATTATAGCGGCGCTAGGAAAGGTGAATTATTAGCTTTAACATGGGCGGATGTTGATTTTGTAGGAAAAACGATTAACATCAACAAAACTGAATACAATCGTCAAGTTACAAAACCAAAGACAAAATCATCGAATAGAATCATCTTATTGCCTACACTTATCATTAATTTATTGAAGAAATTAAAAGAACATGCTACATTAACAGCACCAGTAAAGAATGATTATGTTGTTTTCGGTGAGTTTTATAATAGTATTGCTACCTCCACGCTAGATGAACGATACAAGAAATATGTGGCTACTGCTGGAGTGAAAAAAATTTTACTTCATGAATTTAGACATTCACATGCATCTTATTTAATTAATAAAGGTGTAAGTCCACTTGTAGTAGCACAACGACTAGGTCATTCTGATGTAGCAACAACTTTGAATACTTATAGTCACTTATATCCGTCAAAACAAGCAGAGGCACTCGCCTTTATAGAAGACGATTTGGCAAAAAAGTTACCAAAGTGTCACCAAGGGCTCTAA